TCTTTTGTATAACCAATATCGTCAAAGAATTTATTTACATATGTATTAAGTTGAGGCTCACGTGTTTTATCACCACCTGCTTTTAATGATACGCCAAGCATTTCACCTGTTTTAAATTCAACAAATAAGTCACCTTTATGAGATGATGGAATTCCTGGAGGCTTAGCACGATAGCCCCAGTATACTTGTTTAATAGGACTACCCTTATGTAGCTCATCTAAGTATTTTCCAACTGCAAGAGCGTTTTCCATTTTTTCTTTATATTTTGACGAAGATGGAAATGATTCAATAAATGCTCTACCTGCATCAGCATCTTTTTTGTTTACATAAACACCATAATCTTTTTTAATATTCTTTTTCATATAGTCATAAAGACGTTCTACACTAGTAAATTTCTGACCTGACATAAATGCAATTGCTGGAGCAAGTTCTGTAATGGTAGAATTAAGAGTAGTTTCAGACATTCCGCCTGATAAAGGTTTATATGTAATACGTATCTTGTGAGTTTTAAATGGCACTTCAGTTTGACCTGTAGAACCTCCACCTCGTATTGCCGAATGTTTTATATTAGCCTTTTTCAAACGAGCTTCAACATCTTTTTTAAGTTGTCCACGATCGTCTTTTGGTCCACGAATAATAATAGTCGTGGTAGACTTGGTACTTTTTCCGACTGTATATGGAAGTACAATGGCCTTACCTAATTTTAATTGATCGCTTCTGTTGATTGCACGAATATCTGTAGCTGCTTCGTTCAAAAATGTTTTGAAACGTTCCATAGTTAACTCCGTAGTACTTTGATTAGAGTTATTTATAATAACCGATTACATCAATTCGCCGGCACTAAATAAATCTTTCTTATTAACTTTACCGATATTACCTTTATCAAATACAGGACTGTCGTCATTAAAAGATACTGAAGGTTTAGGCATAGAGTTAGCAACTGCTTGACCCTGTGTAATACCTTTTTGAGCACTATCTTCTAAATCATATATTTGCATTTTTGATCTGTCAATACCAACAACAAAACGACGATAATGACTTAGGTCACCCCAACGGTTTTTAAGTTGTTTAATCATTAATTGTCCAAGACCATCAAGTTCTTCAGATGTAATCAAACCAAGGATACAATCCGCGGTGTGAGTAATACCCATTGACTCAGATGTGTTTGTCAAATCAACATCAGTATTACCATAACCATCTCTATTGAACTGAGATGATGTAATCACTGCACAATTATATTCCATAGCAAGACCACGAATTTCTTCAGCGATTGATTTAACTAATGTATATGAATTGGCCGCGGCGGCACCTTTGATACGAGATGATGCACAGATATTAAGATAATCAATCATAATAACGTCTGGTTTAAAATTACGTTTCATACGTAGCTCTGTTAATAAATGTCGGAAGTGACCAGTATGAGCAGAACCAGTTGGATATTCTTTAACAACGAGTTTACCAGTGGTTTTACCTTTGATGCGTTCCATTCTTTTATTATATACATCACGTGGCATTTCTGATACTTCATCAATTGTAATACCCATCATGTTAGCATCAATACGCTCAGAGATACGTTCCTCTGCCATTTCCATTGTAATATATAATACGTTTTTACCTTGAAGTAAAGCCGACGCAGCCGCATGACATTTGACCAATGATTTACCACCACCGGTTGTAGCCAATAAGACTGTCATAGATTTACGAGGTAAGCCACCTTTGGTAATCTTGTTGAGCAATTCAATATCAAAAGGAATGCGCTCTTCTTTCTTATGATAAAAATCATAACGTGATTCATAGTCTTCAAGGTAATCATGGCCAACAGAACTATCAAAACTAATACTAAGTGAGTCTTGTAATAGGGCAGGTAAACCATCTTTACCGAGTTCAGCTTCTGATCCATCAACTACGAGGATTGCTTTACGAATTGCGTTATATAAATCGCGATCTTGGCAGAACTTTTCAGTTTCTTTAACAAGCCATTCTTGGTCTGTATCTTCGTCGCGTTTAAGAGTATCAACTGAAGCCATTACACTTCTGTAAGATTCTTCGTTCATATCTTTACGTTTGTCAAGTGTCAGTTTAAGTACCTCAACTGAGGGAGGATCTCTATATTCTTCAACGTAACTTGAATACGTTTCAAATATTTTCTTATGGTTGTTGTCTTCAAAGTAATCTGTTTTTATGTACGGATATACTTTACGAAAATAATCTTCGTTAAATACGAGATTAGATAATACGGTGTTCTCTATCATTAATGTTTCCAGTGGCTGAGTTGAATATGGCGGCACCGTAATTGGACCGCCATACCTTTATAATAATACATTTTGTTACAAATGTCAACTAAAATTTACTCCGTTGTGTCAGCAATCGCTTCGTCAATTACAGCAATATCATCATCACGCATAATAGCGCCTGATCCACCGATAGTAAACGAGTCTTTAATGTATTGACCAAAGTTTGTTTCTTCAAACATTTTTAGCCAAAACTCTTTATTATCATTTACTTCTTTAGCTCTCATTAACTTTTCAGAAATAACTTCGCCTGTTTCTGGATTGATTGCTTCATACCAACCAACCTTTGGTTTATTGAGGTAGCCACCTTTTTCAGCAACTTCCATTAAACCAGACCATTTGACTATACCACCGTCATAAGATACCGAAATTGGAATTTTGGATTTTTCTTTAACATGACGAGATTTCTCAATATTAATTACGAAATGATAACCTGTAATTTCAGTACCAACCTTTTCTTGTCGTCTACCGATAATCCAAATGGCATCAGCAGAGTAATAAATCCCTGTACCACCAGATACGATAGCTTTTGGAAACAAACCAATCTCTTGGTAAGTATGGTTAACTGCAATCAATGGAATATCTTTAAGATTAAGATGTGGTGTTACAATACGGAATAAAGATTTCAAAGCTTTTGCTCTTGACATATCAGCAACTGATTTACCGTCGAGTGCATCTTGCGTTTCTTTCTTTGACGCCAAGTTACCGACTGAGTCAATAACAATAACTACATTATCTTTCTTTTCAATTTTATCGAGTTGCTGAGACATATCAAACTTAAGTTGTTCAACATCAGTAATTGGTGTATGGACAACTCTATCCATATCAATACCAAAGCTTTCAAAGTACGCTTGAGGTGTACCAAACTCTGCATCATAAAATAATAAGATAGCATCAGGATTACGCTTCATATAAGCACCTGCCATTAAGAGAGCAAAGGCTGATTTAAAGTGTTTCGATGGTCCTGCTAATACTAATAGTCCAGGTGTTAGACCTCCGTCAATTCTGCCTGATAAAGCAACGTTTACCATTGGAACTTCTGTTGGCGCCATATCTTTTTTACCAAATACTTTTGATTCCATTAATGGCGCGGTCATTTTAATTGTACTATTTTTTACGATCTTGTCTAAGAGACTCATATTAACTACCTTCTACTATTGATTTCAGTTTACTCTTATAGGCCTCAATTTTGCTTACGCGATCAGGCCAATAAATTGTTGATTTCTCAGAATTCTTACATAAGTTATCCAAGAACGGTGTTACCGATTTAAATAATAGTTCTAAACGATATTCAAGGTCGTCAGCCGCAAGTTTAGCATCAGTGAGTTGATCCTCAAGTGTTTGCTTCTCGCTGCTGACCTTTTGAATTGCATCTTTAGCTTCAGCTTCTTTTTCCTGAAGCTCTTCATCAATGAAGCTGAAACCAAAGTCAAAGTCTAGAACTTCTTCGTAGACTTTATTAGCCATTCGCTAGTTCCTTAAAAATAGATAGATCGTCATCATCATCGTCCATCGACATTCCTTGTGAAGTACTTGCCGCTGGCATAGCTTCTTTCAAGGTTGGTTCTGGCGCTGATTTACTCGTATTACCAAAGCTGCTCAAATCTAAATCATCATCTTCTTCAGCAGTGGATGGCACTGATGCATCCTCACCTAAAGCAAGTACACGATATAGTTTTGTTTTCAATTCGGCATACGATTTGAAGTTCTTTGGATCCACTAGTTCTTGTAACTTGTGTTGTTGATTCCAAATACCTTCGATTACTGAATCGTCTTCTGCAATTGCAGATGGTTGGTCAAATTCAGATTTGTCATAGTTAGGATATCCTTCAAACTTACGAATTTTCAAACGGAAGTTTGCGCCTTCCCAAAAATCAAATGGATTTACCGGACGTTCATCTTCAAACGTAGGGTTCATCAAATCATTTAATTTATCAAAAATCTTTTTACCGAATTGGTACATAAAGACTTTACCATCATTTTCAGGGTTTGCGCTGTCTTTTACGACAAGGATATTAGCCACGTATTTTAATCGACGCTTTTGTTTACGAGCCAACTCTTTATCAGACTCAACACCAGAGTTCCATAACTTAGAGTTATATTCTGATACTGGATCGTCTTGGCTGATGCTTGTAAGTGAGTTTTCAATATACCATAATCCTGTTGGTCCTTGGAAACCGTGGTCCCAGATACGAACGAATGGCATTTCTTCACCTTGCGCTGCTGGCAAGAATCGAATAATTGCAAAACCGTTACCCGCTTTATCGCGCGTTGGTTTCCACATTTTACCTTCGTTGGGATCTGCGTAGCTCTTTGTTTGAATTTTTTCGAGCTGTGAGTTCAATTTGTTTAGAGAAGCTGAACGATTCTTCTTAAGTGCGTTGAAATCCATTGTCATGGTTGTATCTCCTAATTTTGCTGTATATAGCGTTTGTTTATATTGCGATGTATTTGTCGGTTAAGCCGACCATCTATTTATATTAGAAAAAGTATTCACGTATGATATTTTTAAACTTTTTCTGTTCAATTTCCAAGAAAGGATAATATTTCTTAGATAGTCTTATTATATCACTTGCTACGATTTTGTCAACTACTTTTTGGTCCCAATACGAAAAAATATTTGCGCAATGAGTTAGTATCGTAAACGTCTCAAGTGTTATTTGTCGTTGAATATAGAGAGTCATAATAGCTGGATGCTGTCCTTCGACAGACACAAAGTTATCTTGGTATTCATCTCTAAGTTTACTAAGATCGTCTTTAACGACGCGTGATAACGAATCCCGTTTCTTGGTCCATTCCACATAACGATCCTCGCCTTGTTGCTCAACGATTTCTCTGATCCATGCATTTGGTTTGACTATCATATTAGCCATTAGCAATTTCTCAGGGTCCTCTTTTTGAGCGAGTTTGTGAAAAAAGAAAACATCGTTTCGAGTACGGTATGTCTCAAACTTGGCTCTAATTTTTCCTCTGTACTTATGATAATCGTAACCGTCAGTAGTAAAATGCTTTTTCATAGCAAGGTACTTTACATAACAGTTAAACGATTCCTCATTAGCAAAGCTCTGTGATGTCTTTATCATCTTTAATTACCATTTTCATTTTCACAGCCTCTGTCCTTACTTTTTCTTTAAGGATAGTAGACTTTTTGACTATATCGGCAACTGCCTCTATTTCCAATCCATTTAGACGCGCATACTCAACGAGCGCATCAATATAATTAACTCCATTTGATAACATACTTGATATATCATGGTGTACCTTTTCAGGCGTACGTGGGTTAATAACTTTTTCTGTAGTAATATTTTTATCCTTATCCATTTAAAGATTTAACTCCACTAAGCCAGTTTTGAGCTGCGCTCTCTGCCCAATGAATTGACTTACCTTCATATACTTCTTCCTGAATAAATTCTTCATTAATAAAAAACCTGCAACCACTGCCATTTGCTGTATTGAAATATTCAGCCTTAAGTGTCTTGCCTGCCTTTTCCATTATAATAGTGTCGCCTGCCATTTTACTTTCCTTAATATTTGAAGTCGATTTCATTGAGCCACAGTTAGAGCAATATGTAACGGTTACTTTAAAATCATAACCGCCTATTTTTATATACTCATAACCTTGATTTATAATAACTATATCACAACAACCGTAGAGTGTCAACCGTTAATCTCCGCAAAAAGAACATTATTTACATAATCGTCTTTGTCTTCCTCAGTTATACCCATAGCAAGTATAGACCGGTGAAGGTGCGGATTTTTCTTTTGGTTAAAACAATATTTGTTTAGTAGAGGTGATGTATCTCGTTCTGACTCATACGCCATATCATCTAGGTTATCTAAGTAATAATCTACGAGATCAGATGTTATAGCAATAAATTGGTCAAGTTCTTTATCAGTATTAATATTGCCAACAGCAATCATTGATTCTGAAAATATTTCTTTTGCCCAATCTGGTAATTCTCTTGGTTTATTCCATTCCAGGTCTTTAACCTTATCAGCCATATAAGTACTATAAGGATGCTCAACACCATGCAATGGAGAAAAATCCATAAAAGAACCTGTAATCTTTTTTGGACCAGCAACAATATCAAACCCTAAGATTGGTAATTCTAAACCAGCCTTAGGGAAGACATTAACATGCATTAACCATAGTCCTTTGCCATCTGCAGGTACAATAGTTTTTAAATGCGCTTTGTCTACTTGATCTGAGTGC